CGGTCGCATGAAAGCCAAGGGCGCAGCCATGGGCGGTCGCATGAAAGCCAAGGGCGCAGCCATGGGCGGTCAAATGAAACAACCTACGGCGGATCAAGCTGGTCTACAGAAACTTCCTACAGACGTTAGAAATAAAATGGGGTACGCAAAAAACGGCGGTCGCATGAAATCTAAAGGTATGGCTAAAGGCGGCATGGCTGGCGGAGCCCAAGGTATGAAACCAGTCAGAATTTTTTAAGGGAGATAAAACTTACTAATGGCATTTCTACAAAGTAACATTCCACACTTTAAGTGTTGGGTGCGGCGTGAGTACACACATAATCATGATGCGTATCACGGAGAGTTTTTACACGCGATGGCGATTGCTGTCACCACAATGCCCAACAGGTGCTTGAGTTTTCAGGTTATCTTCACGGGGTGCGAGGCGGACATCAATGGCGATCCTAACGTGCATGGCGGGGCAATGTGGGCCCGAATGCCCATAACGGCATTGGTTGCGGATACTCCTTACGAGGAATGGCCTGAACCAATGCCCGTGCATTCGGCCCAGCCTTGGGATTGTTCTTCCAGAACACATGCGGTGTATCAAATGGAAAGAACAACTCCTTGCCCGTGGATGGCAAAGATAGACAGTGAGTTCTATCCAGCCAAGTATATGTTCACAGTGGACTACACTGACAGTGAGATTGCGGATGACCCCGCGCAGCACAAGCAGAGTCATGTGTTGGAACTGCTGGATGCTGGGGAGTATACGGGTAACATCGTTGCGCTACCCAACAACCGAGTTCGGGTTACTCATCCTGCTTGGTTTGAGACCGGAGAGGGTGCCCCTGATTTCAGACCCTCCCAGCACATTCACTACTCAAAGTCTGACTTGGATTATACGTTGGATGTGAACCGCATATTCAACAATATTTACCAAGAGGATACAGACAGTTGACAAATACTTACAACATCCATACTGGTCTTACGCATGGATGTTGTTGATTTCGCAAAACATATGTACAAGTTGCTCCAAGCGAGGGAACAAGAAATTGCAAGTTCGCTTGGGTATGATGCTGCTAAAGACTGGGAGCATTATAAACTCATGGTGGGTGAGATACGGGGCCTGACCTACGCTCGTGAGGAATTAAAAGTCCTGCTGGAGAATAACGCTGACGATGACGAAGAATTTATATCTTCCTGATCATGTCGCGCAGAAGATAAACAAGGAAAAGAAAGCGGCTCCCGCTGAATCTTCCGATGTTAGTAGCGCGTATGTAAATCCAACGGACAAGGTGCTTGACCCTTCTCTGTTAGACAAACCCCTCCTCGACCGCCTTCCACAGCCTACGGGCTGGAGATTGCTTGTAATGCCCTATCAAGGCGCAGTTACAACGCAGGGCGGTTTACACATCCCTGATGAAGTACGGGCCCGTGAGGCAGTAGCAACGGTTGTTGCTTATGTTCTTAGGATCGGCCCGTTGGCTTATAAGGACCCTGACAAGTTTGGCGTGGATTCGGACCCATGGTGCAAACAAGGTCAATGGGTTTGTATCGGTCGATACTCAGGGTCACGGTTTAAGATAGATGGCGGTGAGGTTCGTATCATTAATGATGACGAAGTTATCGCTACAATTCTTGAACCTGATGACATCAAACAGGTTTAGAGGGACACACAATGGCTGACGAAAAAGAAGACGTACAGGACACAGAAGAAGAGGGAGTGGTGATTGAGGTAGAGTCAACGGAAGTTGAGTCAGACCCTGATCCAGAGCCATCCTCAAAGAGGGCGAAAGCTGATGAAAGCGGCGATGATGAACTTGATAGCTATAGTAACAAAGTTCAGACTCGGATTAAAAAGCTAACAGAAAAGTACCGCAAGGAAGAACGTGATCGTTCTGAGGCGCAACGATTGGCGCAACAGCTTCTGGAAGAGAATAACAAGCTCAAGTCTCAGGTTAAAAACTTGGATAAGGGTTATGTTAGTTCTGAGGAAAACCGAGTCCTTGCTCAAAATGAATCTGCGAAACGTCAGTTTCGTGAGGCTCATGAGAGTGGAGATGCGGATGCGCTGATTGCGGCACAGGAGTTGTTGTCAAAAACAACTTTGGATCAAGAGCGTGTTCGGATGGCGAAAAACCGTTTAGAGCGTGAGACTGAACCAGAGCAGCAGCCACAACAACAGCGGCCACAACAACAACAGCAGCAAGCGGTAGCGCCAAAAGCAGACCCTCGGGCCGAAGATTGGGCTTCCAAAAATGAGTGGTTTGGCTCTGATACAACTATGACGTATGCTGCATTTGGTATCCACAAACAAATGGTCGAGGAAGAAGGGTTTGACCCGATGACCGAAGACTACTATAGTGAAGTGGATAAGCGCCTTCGGACTGAGTTTCCACACAAGTTCCAGAAGGCGAGAAAATCGGGAGAAGCACAGGTCGCACCCGCTGGCGCTTCAGCTTCCCGCACATCTACAAAACAGGGGCGCAGGTCGGTAAAACTGTCACCGTCACAGATTGCGATGGCGAAACGCTTAAACGTACCGCTTGAAGAATATGCAAAATTTGTGAAGGATTGATAACATGGCTGATAGAAAACCGCGTGAGAGCGCAACCCGCGAAACTGAATCGCGCCGTAAACCATGGGCACCGCCCAGTCGCCTTGCTGCACCTGAAGCCCCCCCGGGTTATGTGCATCGTTGGATTCGAGTCTCAATGCGTGGTGAAGAGGACAAGATGAATGTCAACACCAAGCTAAGAGAAGGATGGGAACCTGTTCGTAAGGACGAGTATCCAGACTATGAAGCTCCTACTATTGACGAAGGTCGGTATGAAGGGGTTATCGGACAAGGTGGATTGATGCTGTGTCGTATACCTGTAGAGACCGCCCAAGAACGATCCGCGTATTACGGTTCCCGGAGCCGCGAACAAATGGCAGCAGTTGATCAGGATTTGATGAAGGAACAACATCCTTCTATGCCGATTTCTAATAATCGGGAAAGTCGCGTATCCTTCGGGGGCTCAAGAAGAGGCTCCGAGTAATCTTTTGAGGTGCTATTATGGCAAATTCTAACGGGTCCTATGGGCTTCGTCCAATCGGAAAGATTGGTCAATCGACCAATTCCACGGGCATGACGGAATACCGTATTGCTTCTGACAACTCTAACCGCATCTTCCAAGGCATGGCGGTTATTCCGTTGGCTGCGGGAGTTATTGACGATCTGCAAGCTGCGGCTGGCGGTAACGTTTCTATTGTGGGCGTGTTTGGCGGTTGCGAATATGTGTCTTCTGTTACAGGTAAAACTGTGTTCGCAAACAACTGGCCCGGTTCTGGTGCAGATTCTGCATTCCCGGTTAAAGCCTTTTTGTATGACGATCCAAATCAACTGTTTACGATTGCAACATCTAATGTTGTTGCTGGTCAGAACACTGAAGCGGAAGTTCTTACATCTGTGTTTGCAAACATCGCGTTTGCAACAGGCAACAGTGGAAACAACACTACTGGTATTTCTTCGGCAACTGCCGATTTGAATACTGTTGCAACGACCAACACATTGGCACTGCGGATCATGGGCATTCAAGATGACCCAGACAACAATGATTTCGCTACTGCTGGCATCCCATTAATTGTTCGTATAAACAACCACTTCAATGCGCCTACGGGCTCCATTGCGGCTGGTACTGTTTCTACAACTGGCGTATAAGGAGGGGTATAGATCATGGCTATTTCTCGCGCACAACTAGCAAAAGAGCTAGAGCCCGGCCTAAACGCACTGTTTGGGATGGAATACAATCGTTACGAAAACCAACACTCGGAAATCTACACAACCGAATCCTCAGATAGAGCGTTTGAGGAAGAAGTAATGCTATCCGGTTTTGGCGCAGCACCTACTAAATCTGAAGGTTCTGCGATTAATTTCGATGACGCTAACGAAGCATACACTGCTCGTTACAACCACGAAACCGTTGCACTGGCATTCTCAATCACTGAGGAAGCTATTGAGGACAACTTGTATGACCGCCTTGGCAGTCGTTACACACGCGCCCTCGCACGTTCAATGGCTCACTCCAAGCAGGTTAAAGCTGCTGCGGTACTGAACAATGCGTTCACCGCGGGAACTTCTGCTGGCGGTGACGGTGTTGCTCTTTGCGCCGCCGACCATCCGTTGACTAACGGCGGCACATTTGCCAACGAACCCAGCACTGCGGCTGATCTGAACGAAACTTCTTTGGAAGACGCTCTGATCAATATCGCTGGTTTCACTGATGAGCGCGGCTTAAAAGTTGCTCTCCGCGGTATGAAGTTGATGATTCCACGTCAACTTCAGTTCGTTGCCGAACGCCTGATGGTTTCCAACCTTCGCGTTGGTACTGCTGACAACGACACGAACGCAATCAAGTCTATGGGCATGTTGCCTGAAGGCTACACGGTCAATGATTTCCTCACTGATCCAGATGCGTTCTTTATCAAAACTGACTCGCCTCGTGGATTCGTCCATTTTGAGCGGACTGCTCTTTCGACCAACATGGAAGCAGACTTCGACACTGGTAACATGCGGTTTAAAGCCCGTGAGCGTTACAGTTTCGGATTCTCAGACCCACGTTGCGTTTTCGGATCACCGGGAGCGTAACAACAGATTGTCTGTTTGGAAGGGGCTGCTTCGGTGGCCCCTTTCTTTTTGTCTTAGGGTCGTGTATTGTTAGGCATCCCTGACAGCCGCATTCTGCGTCTGACATTTGCCACGACAGGAGAATGACATGGCTAATACAACTTTTACAGGACCAGTACGTTCGCAAAATGGTTTTAACGACATTACAACCAATGCCACGACTGGTGTTCAAACAACAAATTCCACATATGGGACAAACGCTTCTGTAGGCGGCGATCTTACGGTACTGGGGTCTATTCTCTCTGGTGGAGCGCACCCCACGCTGAACGGTCTAGCTGTAACGGCTAAAGCCACTGGTGCTACAATTTCTTATGTCGCTGGAATTAACGTCAACCCATTCACTGGCGGCGCACAGCAGATTACTACTCTGCCAGCGGCGACAGCAGGTGTTGT